TTAAACTATTTAGCTCTGAGTCTGACAATCAGGCTATCAAGGGTAAGATTGCTGTAGGAGACAAGCTTATTGAGGAAAAGGTCGGAAGGAAGGTACGGTGGGAAGTCCAATTCTCAAAGACGTCTCCTGCTTTCCAGTCTGGAGAGTATGATTTCTACTTCAGAGGCGACATGGTGGGCGTAGACGCCATAGGAGATCGAGTTGACACTGCAGAGCTTATGGGTATCGTAGAGCGTACAGGAGCCTGGTACATCCTTCCAGATGGTTCTAAGGTTCAGGGCAGAGATGGTTTTGTAACTCGTGTTCGTGAAGATCTAGAGCTACAAAATTCAATTAAGGATAAAATTGCAAACTCCTAAAGAACAAAGCCACAAACCATTCTCAACATTTCCTGGGGTATTTATCTGTCAAAGATGTAAAGAAGAAGTAACACAGCTAAGGCTATGGTACGACACGCTTGATCTAACTTGGCAGTGCTCTAATAAGCATGTTTCTAAGGTTAGCCTAAAGAAAAAGAGTAAGAAAGATTATGAGCGAGAAGTCCGAAAGTAAACGTTTAGGTGCTAAGCAGCACAAAAACTCTGGTCGTAATAACCAAAAAGGCGATGCCTCTTGGGAAGACTTTGTTATTGACTTTAAAGAAGTGGGCAAATCTTTTACTCTTAACAGAGACGTTTGGGCTAAGGCTACGACTGATGCCATTAGGAATGGAAAAGATCCAGCTATCGTTGTCGTAATTGGCGAGGGTAGCCCAAAGACAAGACTTGCTATAATTGAATTAGGAATACTAGAACAACTCATAGAGGGAGAACGATAATGGAACAAGAGAAAACAACTCTAGAAATGGTAAATGGTTTGGCAGAGATTGCAGACTATATGCAAGATGAGGAGCTGACAACAGCACTAACGTTTATTGCTAAGATAATTATTAAGCCTGACATTCCCCTAAACGTAGCAACTGTGGAAATTGTAAGACTACAAGCAATTGCAGCAAAGATGGCGTTTAAAGCTACTTGGATGACTAACGTAGATAAGTCTGATCGTGGTAAGAAAAACATCTACTATACGGCTGCAGAGTCTATTAATAATCTAGTATCTGCCTTGAAGTATATCACCCGTTAATGGTATAATAGAAGTCTAAGAGAAAAGAAAACAAATAATGGCTAAAAATTTTTTACAAGAAGTTATGATTAAAAAAGTTGCAGATAAGAAAACATTTTTAAATAACGAAGAGCTAATTGAAAAGATCCGCTCAGGATACACAATTAATCGTATTGACAAATTTGCACAAAAGAAAACCTTTGCACCGTCAACAATTGCATACTCGCATGGAGAGTGTCCAAGATACTGGTACCTAGCTTTTGAAGGTGCTGTGTTTGAGGATAACGCAGATGCGTATGGTGGTGCAAACATGACTGCTGGTACAAAGTCTCACGAAAGAATTCAAGAAGCCATGGGCAATGTGCCTGACTTCCTGGTTGATTCTGAATTTAAGATTACTTATAATGACCCACCCATCTTTGGATTTGGTGACGTAATCCTAAACTGGGGAGGCGAAGAGCTTCTAGGTGAAATTAAAACAATGCCTAATGAAGGTTTTGAATATCGTAAAGCCAGTGGTAAAGCTAAGACTGGTCACTTAATTCAGCTATTGATTTATATGAAGATTCTTGGCAAGTCAAAAGCTGTTTTGATTTATGAAAACAAAAACAATCATGACTTGCTAGTTATTCCAGTTGAGGTAAACGATACCTATAGAGAATGGGTAAACAATGCATTCCAGTGGATGCGAGATGTTCGTAAGGCTTGGGTAGATAAAACCTTACCAACAAAAAACTACAGATCTAATTCAAAGATCTGCAAGACTTGTCCACTAACAAAGGTATGTGCTGATGCAGGGGTAGGGTCTGTAAAGATTAAATCCCTGGAGGCACTAGTTGAAACAATGTAGTTGGTGCAGCACTTATTTTTCAGCATCAGTTTCTTATCAGATATACTGCTCTGCAGATTGCCGTGACAAATCAACAAAAGAAAAGATAGCTGAAAGACACAAGGCAACAAGAAGGCATAAGCGTAATAATAAAATTAGAATGTGTGCTGGAAAATGTGGAACTAAGTTATCTTTATATAACGACCATGCTTACTGTGGTGTGTGCTATATTAATAACAAAGAAGTAAATAAAAAGATTAAAGAAATAAGGACGTTCTTGCATGAGCATCAAGATGACACTGAGTGATCAGAAACCTAAGACAATTTGCAGTATTGACGCTAGCACCAATAGCCTTGCATTTGCAATATTTTCTGACATCTCTTTGGTTGCTTTTGGAAAAATTAATTTTCAGGGTGCTAATACCTATGCCAAAGTAAAGGATGCAGCCCGTAAGAGCTACGCATTCTTTAAGAAATTTAATATAGACTCTATTGTAATTGAGCATACTGTATTTATTAATAGTCCAAAGACTGCAGCAGATCTAGCTTTGGTTCAAGGTGGCCTGCTTGGTGCAGCAGGAATTTCTGGTATTAAGATTGCTGGCTCTGTAAATCCAATTAGCTGGCAAAGCTTTATTGGTAATCCAAAACTTACAACTCTAGAAAAGAAAGAGTTGATGGAGCAGTATCCAGATAAGTCTAAGGTGTGGTATCAAAACAGAGCAAGAGAAATTAGAAAAATCAGAACCATCCAATTTGTTAATACTTATTACGATAAAGAAGTATCTGATAATGATGTGGCTGATGCTATTGGCATTGGTCACTGGGCTATCCATAATTGGGGAAAGTTGACAAAATAAAAAATGGCTGCTAAACTATATACAAGCGAAGCTTGGTTACGCAAGAGGTTTCATCTAGATAAAAGAACTCCAGAAGAGATTGCAAAAGAGTGCGGTACAAGTGTTGAGACCATCTATGTATACCTTGCAAAGTTTGGACTAAGAAAGAGTAAGAGATGAGTATTGTTTATACTGGAGGTACTTTTGATCTGTTTCATTCTGGTCATGTAAACCTATTGCAAAGATGTAAGAGTATCGCTGGTCTCAATGGCACAGTTGTTGTTTCTTTAAATACTGACGAATTTATTTTTGAGTATAAGGGCAAAGCTCCAGCTTGTACATACGAAGAAAGAAAAGCAGTTCTAGAAGCTTGTCAGTATGTAGATGATGTGGTGCCAAATCTAGGAGGCACTGATTCAAAAATTTCTATTCAGCTTGCAAACCCAGACTACATTGTAATTGGTTCTGACTGGGCAAGAAAAGATTATTACAGTCAAATGAGTTTTGATCAAGATTGGTTGGATGCTAGAGGTATTGGGTTGGTCTATGTTCCTTACACCAAGCACGTATCAACAACAACAATTAAAAATAGGATAAAGAATTGAAAGAAGCAATCGTAATTGGAACAGCTCCAGGCAGATCGCACTGGGTAAATGACTGTTTGTCTTCGCTAAAAGTACCAGCTGTCGTAGTTTCTGGATATGGACAAGAGCTTGGTAAGATTAAATGGGTATACGAAAACACAAACATAGACAGGTTTATTTTTCTACAAGATAGCATAGTTGTTAGAGATAACGACCTATTGATGAGCCTATTTGATACAGAGGGGTCTTCTTGCATAATGTGTGGTCCAAGATGTTTTGGATCATACCTAGGACTCTACGAGCGTCAGACGCTAGATAAAATTGAAATCCCACAAGTCTCTAGCAAGTCAGAAGCAGTGCAGCAAGAAATTGATTGGACACAAAACTATATCAGCAAGTGTGAAAAGTTTTCTCATCCAGTTCAGATTGAGCATCAGGTAATTGAAACTATCTATAGACATGGTAGAGAAAATCAGGTTTCCGTAAACAAGCTCTACGAAAAGTGGAAGGGTACCTGGAGAACAGACCAGATTAAAGACGATGAATAACTATAAGGAGTAAGAATGAGCATAAAAACAGAAGAAGATATTGCAAGAGTCTGTAAAGAAGTTACAGATTTACTAATTTCTAAGAATAGATCTTACGGAGATTCAGCATTACATCCATCAAGAATATTCTCAAAAACAAACAATGTAGAACAGCTTTTAGTTCGTATTGATGACAAGCTTTCACGCATACAGAATGGTCACGATTGGCCAGGGGACAATGAGATTGACGATCTATTGGGATACCTTATCCTACTTAAGATTGCAAAAGAAAGATCTGTGTAGTGGTTAGGTCCAGGAGAGAAGCATTAGTATCTCCAACAGATTTTAGCACAGAGTCAAGCTTTGAAATAAATGGTTTTGTTATTAGTGCGGGAGACATTGTCAAGGTTGAGGGTGAGTATGGATCTAGGTTTAAGGTGCAGGGGCTAACCATTAATGCTAAGACTGGCTCTCAGTGGGTTGATTGCTTTGAAATAAACCGTGGCCAAATTGGGGCACTTAGAAGCTTCAAACCTGATAGAATTAAACGTATACCGCAAAAGGGAAAGAGAGCCAAACGTGTCAACAACTGAAGAACACTTAATTCAGCATCTTGATGAGGTCAACAAAGTTGTAGAAAAGTATCTACAAGGAAATGAACCTACCCAAATCTCCAAAGAGCTTGCTATGCCACGTACCAAGGTCGTAGCACTAATTGACGAATGGAAGTCCATGGCTTCTGACAATGCAATTATTCGTGCTCGTGCAAAAGAAGCATTAGCTGGTGCTGATGCTCACTACAATAAGTTAATTCAAAAAGCCTATGAGGTTATGGATGATGCAACAACAACTGCAAATCTTGGTGCAAAGAATGCATCTATTAAGCTTGTAATGGATATTGAAAAGACAAGAATTGATATGCTACAAAAAGCTGGACTGCTAGAAAATCAACAGCTAGCAGAAGAGATGGTTGATATTGAAAAGAAGCAAGAAGTTCTTGTTGGAATTTTGAGAGATATTGCATCTGAGTATCCACAAGTTCGTGATGAGATTATGAGAAGGCTTGCTCAGATTGCTAAAAAGGGAGAGGTCATAACCGTTGTCCACAACAATGTTTAATGAATTCTTTGAAGCACTAAAGAATGATAACTTTGAAGAGATACCAGTAGATGCTCGCACCTTTGTTGAGGGAGAAGACTACTTGGGTCAGCCCCCACTATCTCAAATTCAGTATGACATTGTTGAAGCTATGAGTCAAATTTACAGAGAGGAAGACCTAGTTGATATTCTGGGAGCAGAAGAAGGAAGGCGGTACTATAAAAAGTATACAAAGAATGAAATTATTCTACAACTTGGTAAAGGATCTGGTAAAGATTTTACGTCTACTGTTGCTTGTTCTTACATCGTATATAAGCTCCTTTGTCTTAAAGACCCAGCGAGATATTTTGGAAAGCCAGGTGGCGATGCGATTGATATCATTAACGTGGCGATTAACGCTCAGCAAGCTAAGAACGTTTTCTTCAAAGGATTTAAATCAAAAATAGAAAGATCCCCTTGGTTTGCAGGAAAGTTTTATGCAAAGGCAGAATCAATTGAGTTTGATAAAGCAATCACGGTTTACTCTGGACACTCTGAGCGTGAGTCTCATGAGGGACTTAACCTTATCCTAGCAGTGCTTGATGAGATTTCTGGTTTTGCACAAGAAATTGGTACTGGAAATGATCAGGGTAAAACTGCAGACAATATTTATAAAGCTTTCCGTGCTTCTGTAGATTCTCGTTTTCCAGATCTTGGCAAGGTAGCACTTCTATCATTCCCCCGTTTTCCAGGTGACTTTATTTCTCAAAGGTACGATGCAGTAATAGCAGATAAAGAAGTCATTACAAAACGTCATAAGTTTACTATGAACCCAGATCTTCCAGATGATGCAGAAGGAAACTCATTTGAAATTGAATGGGAAGAAGACACTATCTTAAACTATAAGTTTCCAGGAATGTTTGCAGTAAAGCGTCCAACTTGGGTTGTTAATCCTACAAGAAGTGTTGATGATTTTAAGTTAGCGTTTTATACAGACCTTGGTGATGCCATGCAACGTTTTGCTTGTGTTCCAACTTTTTCATCTGACGCATTCTTTAAGCAGCAAGAAAAGATTAGGTCTGCAATGACCCTTCGCAATCCATTAGATCAATTTAGAAGATTTGACGAAACCTTTAAACCAGATCCAGACAAAGTTTATTATGTCCATGCTGACCTTGCACAACGTCATGACAAATGTGCGGTATCAATTGCTCACGTAGAAAAATGGGTATCTGTTCAAGTAATGAAAGACTATGAACAGGTAGTGCCAATTGTAGTAGTAGATGCTATAGCATGGTGGGAGCCAAAGAAAGAAGGACCTGTAAACCTTTCAGAGGTTAAGCAATGGATTCAAAATCTTCGTAGGCTTGGTTTTAATCTTGGTATGGTTAGCTTTGACCGTTGGCAGTCATTTGATATACAGAACGAGCTAAAGCAAGTTGGAATTAAAACAGATACCGTTTCTGTTGCAAAAAAGCATTATGAAGACATGGCAATGCTACTATACGAAGACAGACTAGCAATGCCAGCAATTGATCTTTTATTTGAAGAACTTACAGAGCTTAAGATTATGAAAAATAATAGAGTTGATCACCCTAGGAAATCTTCCAAAGACCTTGCAGACGCAGTTTGTGGTTCAGTCTTTGGTGCTATTAGTCACACACCAAGAGACCTTAATCTTGAGATTGAAGTTCACACTTGGTCAGGTGCATCAAAAGAAACACAAAAACAACAACAGCTCTTAAAAGAATCAAAAATAAATGACGAAGTTTCCAATGATATCAAGGATTACTTGTCAAATTTAAATTTAATTTAACAAAGAGTTTTGTTTATAATAAAACTATTAACCATAAATTAAAACACAGTTTTGCTTTTTTAAAAACACTGTGGTATAATTAACATCTAATTCAATCAAGGAAGGTGGCATATTTCATGTCCGATTTTTTCTCATTCAGACTTCCAGTAGATTTTGTTGAAAAATACACTACTGTAGAAGCACCATTTGGTTTCAAAGACGCAGGTGAAAACTCCATTGGAGAAATTACTTTTGCTAGAACCTACTCTCGTGTTAAAGAAGATGGAACCAAAGAACGCTGGTATGAAGTTTGTAAAAGAGTAATTGAGGGCATGTACTCTGTGCAAAAAAATCACGCAAAGGATAATCGCCTACCATGGAATGACTACAAGGCACAGAAGTCTGCACAAGAAGCTTTTGACCGCATGTTTAATTTAAAGTGGACACCACCAGGACGTGGTATGTGGACTTTTGGAACCCCACTAACAATGGAAAAGCGTAACTCTGCAGCACTACAGAATTGTGCTGTTGTATCAACAAAAGACCTAGACAAGAATGATCCAGGTGCTTTGTTTGCTTGGGTAATGGATGCTCTTATGCTTGGTATTGGTGTTGGCTTTGATACCCTTGGACAAGACAAGGCGTTTCCAATCTATGAGCCAATTGAGCCAAAAGTAGTTTATGAAATTCCAGATACTCGTGAAGGTTGGGTAGAAGCTACAAGGCTACTGCTTAATTCATTCTTGAGACCAAACCAAAACAGACAAGAGCTTGACTACTCCTTGATCAGACCATTAGGTGCACCAATCAAGGGCTTTGGAGGAACTGCTTCTGGTCCTGGTCCACTAATTACTTTGCACGAGCAGATTAGCAAAGTTATTGGGGGTAGGGTTGGAGAAACTCTAGACTCAAGAGCTATTGTAGACATTATTAATCTAATTGGAACCTGTGTCGTATCTGGAAACGTACGTCGTTCTGCTACCCTAGCCTTGGGTGTAGAGGGTGACGATGATTTCTTAAACCTAAAGAATGCAGAAGTTTTCCCAGAACGTAATAGCTATGACCCAGACGCTCCAGGATGGGCATGGATGAGCAACAACTCTATTTCTGCTACTGTTGGCATGGACTACTCAAAGTATGTAGACCGCATTGCAGACAATGGAGAGCCAGGATTTATTTGGCTAGACGTTGCACGTAACTATGGACGTTTGGCAGACCAGCCAGATGGTGCAGACTATCGTGTAGTAGGCTTCAATCCGTGTGCAGAACAGCCACTAGAGTCCTATGAGCTTTGTACCCTAGTTGAAGTACACCTAAATCGTCACGAGTCCAAGGAGGACTTCCTACGGACTCTAAAGTTTGCTTACCTATATGGAAAGACAGTAACCTTGCTTCCAACTCACTGGCAACAGACTAACGGAATCATGCAGCGTAATCGTCGTATTGGAACATCGCTAACTGGAATTGCTTCTTTTGCTGATGAGCATGGTCTTCCAACAGTTCGTGGCTGGATGGATGAAGGATACAACAAGATTCGTTTCTATGATAAGAAGTATTCAGAGTGGCTATGTGTTCGTGAGTCAATTCGTGTAACTACCGTCAAGCCTTCTGGATCAGTATCATTGCTATCAGGTGCAACACCTGGAGTTCACTGGGGACCAGGTGGAGCTTTCTACCTACGTGCTATTCGTTTTGGTAACACAGACCCAATGCTACACCTGTTTAAAGCTGCAGGGTACAAGTGTGAAGACGATCTAGTATCATCAAACACTACAGTAGTATACTTCCCAATTAAGTCTGGGCAGAAGCGTAGCGAAAAGCAGGTATCCCTATTTGAGAAGATGTCTCTTGCTGCAACAGCTCAAGAGTATTGGTCAGACAATGGCGTATCAGTAACCCTATCATTTGACAAAGAAACAGAGAAGCAGCACGTAGCATCTGTTCTTAATATGTATGAGGGTAAGCTAAAAGCTGTATCATTCTTGCCAATGGGTAACACTGTATACCCACAGCAGCCATACACAGAGATTACAGAAGATGAGTATGACTACTACATTGGACGTATTGCTAAGATTGATTTCTCTGCAATTTACGACGGGGTAGATAATCTAGAAGCACTTGGAGAATCATACTGCACAACAGACTACTGTGAAATTAAGATTCCAGACAAGAGAGCTAAGTAATGAAACAGTTACTACACTTTACTGCAACCTGGTGTCAACCATGCAAGCAGATGGAACCACTAATTGCAAAACTTGTTTCAGAAAATTTAGATATTGATTATGACAAGATTGATGTTAGTGATGAGTTTGATGATGCAGTTGAATACGGTGTAAGAGGTGTTCCAACTTTTATCGCAATAGTTAATGGTAAAGAAGTTGCTAGACATACTGGTATTGCAACAGAAGAAAAGTTGTGGGGTCTTTTTAATTAAATAACTGGTATAATAGTCTTGTTAGAAAGACCCCACTAACAAGGAGACCCCAAAATTAAAAAGTTTTTATACTCAGCAATAGTCTTAGCAATAATTTCTATATCATTACTTTGGCCAAGTGCTGCTAAAGCATCTACAACTGCAGTTTGTGATACCTACCAAGTTAATGGTGGTGATCAAGCATTCTTAATGAACTTAAATACCCCACTAGAATTTGGTGGCACTGTATATAATGGTAACGTTTATGTAAGTCCAAAAGGAACAATGACTTTTGGTCAGGGTGATTTTACTTTTTGGGATTACCCTCAGACTCCATCAATCTCTATAGCTTCTTGGGACTACCACGCTTTTCCAAACCAAATGAATCAAGGCGGATGGAATCCTGGATGGGGACTTGGAAATGACCTATATGTAAGATATGGGTCAACAGCAACATCAATTTGTGTTGATTGGAAAGTTTTGCCTTGGGGCCAGTCTTCTGGAAATCCAGTTTATATAAGATTAATTGCAGAAGTAAATCCAGTAAATTACACCTGGACTCCTACCTACCAAGTAAGTTCTACTGCTCCAGCAGGTGCTAGATATGGTGTTCGTTATGTTCAGGGTGGTCCAGTATTGCCTTTAGCTATTCAAACAATAACTGAGCCACCAGCACCAGCTCCTGTAGTTCCACCAGCCCCAAGCCCTACTCCAAGTCCTGAACCAACACCTGAACCTAGTCCAGAACCTACACCAGAACCTACACCAGAACCTACTCCAGAACCTACTCCAGAACCTACTCCAGAACCTAGTCCTGAGCCTACTCCAGAACCTAGTCCAACTCCTGTCGTGCCAGTTGAACCTGTCGTGCCACCAACCAACCCAGTAGACCCAGAACCACAACCTTCTCAGGATCCTGAGCCAATAGTCCCGCCAGCAACACAGCCAGAGGAACCAGAACAAGCAATCCTGCCAACTGAAGAACCTGAAGAACCAATAGAGCCTTCACCTGAACCAACCTCTCCTATTATAGAACCAGAAGAAGAGTCTATCACATCTGCAGAAGAATTACAAGAGGACATATCTGCAGAAGAATTGATGCAGGTAGACTTTGATCAAATTGTGGCTACAGACCTTTCAGAAGCTCAGGTAGAAGCCATTATAGAGGCTGCGTTAGAAATATTTGAAACAGCAGAAGAAGGATCTCCAGAATATGAGCAAGCTCTTGAAGCCTTGTTTTTAGCAGCTGAAGCAGATGACATTGTTCTTGATGAGGCTCTAGCAGCTATTCCACTTCTTGGAGATGTTCTTGGAGGTGCTACAGAGCTTGTAAACTTCCTTGGAAATGCTGGGGCAGACATGAGTCCACAGACTAGAGAAGAGTCAGAAAAAGTAGTCGTTACAGCAATTGTTGCAGTGCAAGCAGCACTATCAGCAGTTTCTATAAGCGGTATAGCAACAACAGTTAATTTAAGAAATGGAGCATAGCATGAAATTTTTAATAGCATTAGCTAAGGACGTCATAGACCAGGCATGGACACTGCTTGGTATGGTTGTAGCTTGGCTTGTCCTAGAAGGTTCCGCCAAGGAACTCACAGGAAACCTCATACTAATTACCCTATTAGTATGGATAGTAACATTTCCTATTTTTCGTTATGAAAAAGAAGATAAATAATTATGGGAGGTAAAATGAAGAAACAAGCAGTAACAGGTGGTCTTGACACCATCATTAATATCTTTTGGAGAATTCTAGCAGTATTTGCAGCATCAGGACTAACCGTCTTGGGTGCTGGAGCAGTCGTTGGGGTTGAGCTATGGGATGCTGTATTTATGGCAGGTATCCTAGGAGTAGCCACAGTAATTGAAAAACTAGCCAGATCTTTCCTAGAAGATGGAAAGCTTACTCTAGCAGAAATTGACGAAGCCTTTGCTAAGGTAGACAAAAACTCTAAGTAAGCAATAGTTGACAGCCCCTCCTAGATGGTGTATAATGATTACATATATTTAGGAGGGGTTTTCTTATGGCGTCAGCCAAACCAGTAAAATATCCCAAAATGCCTACTGAAGTTCAGATTGGAACTCAGCTTTGGGCTATTGAGGAACGTGATCGTAACAGAGATTCGGCGTTAAGCGATGACGCTTATGGCTATACCCTAAACAGGGATTCTTTAATTATTATAGACTCTTTGGCAACACCAAGCAGAAAAAGACAAACTCTTTTGCATGAGCTAATGCATGCAGTTAGGCATACACTTGGCAGCCCAATTACCCCCAAGAACGATGATGATTCAGATACATGGGAGCACTTTTTTATCGCCATGTATGAAGAAGGACTGCTTTTAATCATTCGTGAAAATCCACACGTACTAGATTATCTACTTAGCAACGAATAGTCCTTGACATTTTAAGTTAGATAGAGTAAAATAAAGGTATGAATAAAAAAACATTTGATGAATGGCTACAAGAAGGTTTAGACCTTAACTTTTGTGGACCAGCAGTTTGTTATCCACATGATGGTCTACCACTAACTGAGCAAGAAGACGAGCAGTTTGGTGAGGGACAAGATCCTTGCATACATATCATAAGACTTTATGAAGATGTAGAAACAAAAAAAGCAGTAGAAGAAAATCATTCTCCATCTGTATGGAGAGCAACCAATTCTGGTTTTAAACTATAATAAAAACAAAAAGGATATAATGAAAAAGATAGCAATTTTAATTGCAACGATCGTTTCAGTAATTGGAGTATCTCCAGTTTACGCATCAGAAAAACCATCAGTAGTTATCATTGATAGTGGTTTTGATACTTCTAAAGTAACACCAATTGCAGAAGTCTGCATTCTTACACTTAAGTTTTGCCAAAATGGCACAACTTTTGATGAGTCAGTCGGATCTTCAAATGCTAACAATCAGGTTTCAAGAAATGGTCAACGAGAGTGGGACCATGGAACTATCATGGCTGACATCGTTAGACAGATCAACCCAAACGCCAATCTAATCTTTATTAGAAACGCTTTTGTGACTAACAGGGGTGGAGTAAACGTTGGCGGTATCAAAGAGTTTAACCTTTCTATGGACTGGGTGATTAAGAACAAGGAAAGATACAACATCACAGCTGTTTCCTTCTCACGTGGACAAAGCACTTGGACTAAAACTTCAGCTACCTGCCCTGTAGATGTAGCTACTCAAAACCAAATCATTACACTACAGAACCTTGGCGTTGCTACTGCTATAGCAGCTGGCAATGATAGAAATAAAACTAACGTTAACTATCCAGCCTGCATCTCAGAAGCAGTAGCTATCAGTGGTATTTATTCTTCCAGTTATACTCCAAAAGTATTTTCTACATACAGACAAACCTTTGGAACAAACTCTGGAGCTGCAACAGACTTTTTTGTCTATGGTAACTTTAATACAGTAGCAGGCAAAGTTGCTGAGTCAACATCTGCTTCAACGGCAGCTTTTGCTGGCTACTGGAGCAAGGTTTCCAATGGAAACTACTTTGAAACCTATGCACAAATTGTTTCAAGAATGACTTTACAAAAATTTATTGACGTGCTAAACTGATAGGAAATAATAATGAAAAAAACAAAAGGTGCTAGAAACGATAACCGTCCAAATGGAAAAGCTGAAAAGAAACGTCCAAAGGTTTTTGATGCGATCAAGCGTCGTTTAATAAATAAATAATGGTATTCCCCCTTAGCTCAGCGGCAGAGCAGAGAGCTGTTAACTCTAAGGTCCGTGGTTCGAATCCACGAGGGGGAGCTAATGGTGTGGTCCATACCACTCTCACAGGGTAG